AGGAGATTATCTGCCAGAGTTACGCTACTTTAATCGAGGACGTACTAAAGCAGAAGGCTATATTTAAGTAATGGGTACTATACTGGATTTCCCTACCGATTACCTGCCTACTATACAGGAATACGAGAGGTTAGATAATATCCAGAAAGAGATAGCTCGCTGGAGAGTGGACTTAATTAGGGAGTGGGATAATAGGCACTTTAACGCTGGAGAAAGATACCTTTCTAAGCTTCGCTTTCATCATGGCATTAGAGATAACTGGAGGATCTACCCAGGCTTTAAAGGTCAATGGCAGCCAGAGTTAGCGCTACCTGCTCCTTCATAGATAATAACCGTATCTTCATAAGGATCTAGATATAAGTTATCCCAGCTATAAAACTCAGGACCGCCTGAGCTTTCCTGATACTCTTCTACTTCTTCTACTTCTTCCTTAATCTCTTCAGCTTCTGGAGCGTATGCCCATGAGTTAAACATAGCTTCGAGCAGGTAATCTCTAGGGTAAGAGTAGGAAGGATAAAGAAATAAAGCTAAAAAGATCAAAAGCTTCATAAATATAGGCTAATTACTTAGATATTATAAGTCTATAGCTTGACGTAGTGCCAAGTACTTAGGATAGGATAAAAGAAAATAGGACTCGAAGGAGTCTTTAACTTTAAAGCGAAGGCTTAAAGATGAGTAATGCAGCAGAGCTAGGCGTATGCCAGGCTATTCTATCCTCAATTAATACCAGAGTAGACGGATCTGTAACGATAAAACTAGAAATTAATCCAGAAGATAACGCTTTAATTAATAAGCTAATGAACGCTTATCTGCATGATGAAAAACTTCTAACCGTAGCCTTTGTTAAGGGAGAATAGATATGAGTAAAGAAACTAAGAAGCTAAAAGTACCTAAGCGAGCGCCTAGACCTAATGAGGGTAGACCGTCTAAGTACGATCCAGCCTTCTGCCAGGAGATGATCGATTACTTTAATAGAGGACTTTATAAAGATACTAAGTCTTTTAATAAGAAAGAGCTTAATGATTTACCTACTTTTCAGTATTACTCAGCAGTAATCAGAAGCGTAACTATGCAGACTCTCCATAACTGGGCAGCAGAGCATAGCGAGTTTTTAGAAGCATTTACTCTATGTAAGAAGATCCAGGAGAATATTTTGCTACAGGGAGGGATCTCTAGAGCGTACGATCCTGGCTTCGCTAGGTTTATTCTTAACTCTGTATCAGATACCTTTAGAGAAAAGGTAGAGCATACCGTAGACGATAGCGCTAAAAATTTAATTAAGCTGGCATATAACCTGCCTAAGTCTAACGATGCAGACTGAGAAGCTTTTACTGCTTCTTATAGCGTATTCACTTCTTACCATGATCTTTATTAGAAAATGAGTACAGATATCAAGGTAGCTAGCGCAGTACCTACGCTTACCGAGTTCGATCCTTATAAGGTCCCATATCAGATAAAGGTAATAAGCCTGATTAGACAGGAGTATAACTATAACCTAGGACCACTTGAGATCCTTTTAAGCGGATCGGTAGGATCTGCTAAGTCACTTCTTCTAGCTCATATCGTAGCTACGCACGTAATACTTTATCCTGGATCAGGAGTACTAGTAGGACGGAGAGTCCATAAGGATATGAAGAATACTATCTGGGCCATGATCCTTAAGCATTACCCAGATCTTAAGCAGTACTGGAATAAATCAGACACCACTATAAGACTACCTAACGGATCTATTATCTACGGAGTATCATGGGATAAGGGAGATTACGATAAGTTTAGATCGTATGAGCTTAGTCTAGCAGTTATAGAAGAGTTAACTGAGAATGATACGATGGATATGGTTACAGAGATCCGTATGAGGCTAGGGCGAGCGCAAGGGGTTAAAGAAAACTTGCTTATATGCGCTACTAATCCAGACTCTCCTTCTCATCCTGCCTATGAGTACTTCATAGAAGGATCCTCTGAGTCTAGGAGAGTATTTTATTCTAAGACAGAAGATAACCCATTTCTTCCTAAGTGGTATATCGAAAGCCTAAGAAAGACGCTAGACCATAAGCAGGCTCTTAGGATGCTACAAGGACAATGGATAGAGATTAATAAAGATAACGTCTACTATGCCTATGAGGACGTTAATAACTATAGAGATTACGCTTATAAGTGGGATCTATCGAAGCCTCTGGATCTATTCCTAGACTTTAACAATAGTAAGAGTGGTAAGCCTATGAGTATAGGAGCTGGGCAGTTTATTAATGGGCAGTACCATATAGGAAAGACTTGGATCATAGCAGGCATGAGGACGCTAGACATAATGGACGAAGTAGCTAACGATGGGTACTTAGATATGGGCTTTCCTATGGTTCGCTTCTTCGGTGATGCTTCGGGCAGGCATGGAGATACTAGATCTAATAAGCCAGACTGGGACCTAATCGAGAACTTCATAGCTAACTATAGACCTAAGCATAGAGCATACCTAGACTACGAGATAGAAGTACCAGCAGCTAACCCAGCTATTAAGGCAAGGCATAACCTGGTTAATGGTTTATGCAGAAATGATCTAGAGCAGTCTAATCTATTCATTTATAAAGAAGCTAAGGATCTGGGTAAAGGCCTAAGGCTAACTCAGTTAAAAGAGAACGCTCGCCTAATAGAGGATGACTCATTAAGAGAGCAGCATATAACTACTGCACTAGGGTATTACTGTTATCGCAACGATCTGATTACTAGGGATATCCAGGCTCTAGTCATCTCATAACTTAATGATTACCATTAAATAGAATAAATAGGAGCTATATGAAAGACTTTATCTTAACCCCTGACTTCATCCAAAAAATTATCCAGGAGATCGAAAGCGGAGAAAATCTCCGCAGAAAGCGTATCGCATGGGATAGCGAGCAGATTAGGACAGGTAATCTTAAGCCTTTCGTAGAACAGCGGATTAAACAAATGTATCCTAAAACATGGTCTATGTATTCGGTTACAGATTACTCGATCCTTAACAAGATCGTTAATAAGAAGTCTAAAGCTTATAAAGAAGCACCTATTAGAAAAGTAGTAGGAGATGAGGCGGCTACTGAGATCTATCATAATATCGTAAACGAGTACGGTCTTAATAATGCCATGAGAGAGCTTGATATCCAGTTTAACCAGTATAAGCATGGGTTAATCGCCTGCTTTATGGATAGAGAGTACGAGCAAAATTTAGCTACTACCCAGCTCTATTGGAAGTTCTACAGCCTTGCTCCTTATGAGTATGACGTAGTTAAGAACGATGACGGAGAAGTTAAAGTAGTGGTCCTATCTTACCCAGATCAGAGCGTAAGCTCGGGACTAGGTACGGACGGTTATAACTCTCTAATAGCAGAAGACGGGAATAACGATGAGACTAGAAGAGAGCGCTTCTATAGCTTCTGGACGGATGCTCAGCATATCATGATTAAGGTAACTGGGGACAAGGGAAGCGATAAGCTATTTATCGAGTTCGTTCCGCAGGAAGGTAATGAAAATGGAATTAATCCTTATGGGATCCTTCCTTTCGTTTACGTACCTATGAACTACTCTAAAAACTATCCTACTCCTTCTCCTCTTCCTATGCAGACGGTAGAACTTAACGCTTTAATGAGCGTTTACTTAACCAGCGCTAATATGCAAGTAGGGGTATTAAAGATCTCTAGACCAGAGAAGCAAAAGATTAATATCGCTTCACACTCTCTCTATACAGCTATTGAGGCTCCTCAGTCATCTAGACCAGAGGATAAGCCTACAGACGTTAGTTTTATTTCTCCTACTCCTAATATGGCAGGGCATAAAGAAGCTATCAGTACTTATCTAGCTACTATCCTAGACGAGCATGGTATCTCTGGCTCTCAAGTACTATCTGGAGGAGTAGAGAATTTTAACTCTGGCTTCGATAGACTTCTAGCCCAGGCAGACGTACAGGGCATTATCGAAGATAACCAGGAAGTATATGCAGAAGTAGAACATGAGATATATGAGATAGTAGCAGCTCAGCTAGCTACGCAAGGACAGGCAGTACTTCCTTACGATGCTTTTAGAATTATCTACCGTAAGCCTAAGGTAATGATTAGCGATAAAGAAAAGCTAGAAAATCTTAAGACGATGAAAGAGCTAGGATTATGGCCAGATTATGAGCTAGTCCAGATGTATGATCCTAACTTAAGCGAGCAAGATGCTAAAGAAAAGCTACTAGCTATTCAGCAGTCTAAAATGGATCTTGCCTCTATGTTTACAGATCCTACTAAAGTCTTTAATGGCGCTCAGGTAGCAGCTATCGTAGACGTATCTACTAAGGTAGGACTAGGGCAGCTCGGATATGAAGCTGGGGTTAATATCCTCATTACTTCGTTTGGTATCCCAGAAGATCAAGCTCGCCTTATGGTATCAGATGCAGGCAGCGTAGAGCCTTCTACTAAAGGTCCTTAATGATATCTAAAGAAGAAACTAGCTTCGTATTCGAGATCCCTAATATCGATCAAGTCCCCTCTAGTCTTAGAGGGGATCTGGTTAACGAGGTAGGAGATTACCTAGTACAGTCTATCCTGGACTACGTAGGAGAAGCTAAGAGTCCAGTGGCAGGAGGGAAGTATAAGTCTACCCTAAGCGAAGCCTATGCTAACTCTATGAAGAACGGAGATAAGCTAGCTAACCTAGATCTTAATGGTGATATGCTAAACGCTCTTACCTTTAAAACTAATGCGGCTACTGGAAAGGTTACGGTAGGTATCTTTGATAACGATCAAGCTATTAAAAGCTATAACCATAACGTAGGAGATACTTTACCCCAGAGACAATTTATACCTGGAGAAGATCAGTTACTAAAAGCTGAGATTATCAGAGGAGTAAAGAGGATCCTACAAGGATATCTAGAGGATTAATGGCTAAAAATAACGGACTTAAACCAGGACAGATAGAAAGGATCCTCAAGGATAATATCGGGGATATTAATAAAGCCTTTCGTAAAGAGATTAAGCAGATCGATATAGTAGGAATTATCCTGGACCTAATTAATAAAGGAATAAGCCCAGTTATGGGAGCTGCTGCTAGGTTTAAAAGCTATAGCGTAAACTACGTTAAGCAGATTAAAGGGCAGATAGCTTTCTGGACTAATCCCAACGGATCCGTAACAGCGCTAGAGCCATTAAAGAATAAAGAGCTAGCCAGTTATAAAGCATCCCCAGAAGCTAGAAAGCAAAATAAAGCTAATGAGAAATGGGTTAAGGATAGGTCCGCTAAGCAGTTTAATGGTAAGAAGGTAAGCCCAGTCAATCTTAAGGTAACTGGAGAGATGCAGAAGACTTTATCTTATGATGAAAAGACAGGGATACTTTTAGCCAACCATGAGCGCTGGTCCTTTCATAATGACGGTACAGATAAAATACCTGAGCGCAGACTCTTGCCTAATCGTACTGGGGAAAGGTTTAATAGAAGGATAGATCAGAAGATTACAGAAGCATTACTAAAAGCACTTAAATTAGACTCTAAGTCTAAGAGTAAGGTTAAAAGGTTTGCCTCTGTAAAGTTCGATATTAAGTAGGTTATTTGACATATCGCACTTAAGCGATATTAAATAGAGAGGTAAGGTTATGAGCGAAGGCTCTACTGCTACTGGTGAAGTCCAGGACGCATCGAAGACTAATCAAGAAAATTTAGACGCAGAAAGACTGGCAGCTACTAACGCTAGACTTCTAAAAGAGTCCCAGGAGTACAAAGAAAAGTACAAAATGGCACTTAAAGAGAAAGAAGAGTTAGAGAGTAAAAAGCTACAGGAGTCTGGAGATATCGCAGCTCAGCTAGAAGCAGAAAAGCGGAAAGCAGCAGCGGCTCTACAGGAGCTGGGAAAGACTAAAAAGAAGGTCATATCTCAGGCAGTTAAGGATAAAGTTATGAGATACGCTGGAGAAGTTCATAATCCAGACGATCTACTAGCTAGACCTAAGCTTAAAGAGTATCTAAAAGACGGATTAGACGAGGATAACCTAGACTTCTCAGACGAAGTAGCTAAGCGCTTCGTAGAAGATGTTAAGAAAGAGGCTCCATATCTATGGAAGGCTCAAGGTCCTTTAGGAGTTAACACTTCTAGACCAGCTTCTACAGGTAACTCTTCTAGTGTTGACACTAGCAAGATGAGCGCAGCAGAGTTAAAAGCGTATATCGCTAGTACTTTTAAATAGTTTTTAATAATAATTTACTCTTAGGAGGGTAAAAATGTCAGACGCAATTATCGGCAATACGCAAGTAGCTGCCACAAAAATGGCCCTAATCACAGACATGGCTCAAAAAGAGCTACTAGCTAAAGCAGTTTTCGCTAACTACTTTACTAACGTATCTCAGTTTGCAGTTAAAGGGATGAAGTCTATCTCTTTCCCTAAGCTTTCTGCTTTCACAGTATCAGAAAGAGCTTCTGGCGGTACTATCGATGCTCAGGCTATTACTTCTACAGTTGATACGCTTCTTTTGAACGTCCCAGCAGCAGTAAAATGGATCATCGATCCTAATGACTCTATACAGAGTACCCTAAATTGGGAGCTTGAGCTGGTTTCAAAAGCGGCCGCGAGTCACGGGCGCTATTTTGATCAAAAAATCCGAGCTGCTGTACTTGCAGACGCTACAGAAGTTTCTGCTTCTGGTAACATCACTCGTGATCTAGTTCTCGAGATGAGACAATACCTTAAGAAAAACGAAGCAGATATGAGCCAAGTAGCTCTCTTTATCTCTCCTGCTCAAGAGACTCAACTTCTTAAAATCGATGAGTTCTCTTCTTTGCAAGTTTACGGAGCGCCTGTAAATTTAACTGGTTCTATCGGTAAAGTTTTTGGCATTGACGTAGTAGTTTGTAATTGTCTAGAAGACGGAGAGTACTTCATGGCAGAGAAAGGCGCTATCGCTTACGGATTTCAACGTGATCCTGCCTATGGTGAGCAAGATGATATCGACCATGGGGTAGGCGCAAAAAAACGCGGCCTAGATTCTCTTTACGGGGTTAAATCCCTCCAGGTAGGTATGGGTAATGCTGCTCCTACTAAGTCTGCTCTTATGATTAAGTTTAAAGCTGCTTAATTAGTTTTTTAAATGCTGCCTGGGCTAGTCCTGGGCAGCTCTTTTCTGGGTATTAAAATGGATCAATTATTCCCGAATTTTATAGAAGCTTCTAATCCTAAAGAGCTTAGATCCAAGATGAGTACCGTAAGCATTAATAGAGGCGGTACGGTTAACTTCTTCTCAGTCTATTACGATACAGTAAATAAAAAGCATATCGCCTGGTATCATGACAAGGCAGAAAATATAATGGCTCAGGAGTATAACTCTCTAAAGGAGTCTAGTAATGCAGTCAGATCTAAAAAGTAGAGAATACGATAGCTATAGAAGCGCAGATAGCGGCAAGACTAAAGTAGCCGTTAATCTAGAGAGTGACTCTTCGGGGTTAATCGTAGATACTGTAAGCAGTACTTTGATCTATATAGGAGAAGGCACTTTCGGAGCGCTAACTTCTGAGCCTAAATGGCTTATCAAAAAAATAGATCTAACGTCTGGAGTAGTAATTAAAGCTGCTTCTACGGACTATAACCAGATCTGGGATAATAGAGCGAGCTTAACTTATGTCTGATTTTAAATTAGTACAGCTTCTTAACCCTATCCAGGTTAATACTAATATTAATCCTACTGGAGTCTATAACGCTGCTACTACCTACGGAGTAGGAGAATCAGTATCATACGGTAATAGTTCTTACGTCTGTATCCTTCCTACTACTGGTAACGATCCTACTAATACTACCTACTGGCAGCTATTAGCTACTGCTTCTACTAATAAGCTAACTACTACTGCTAGAAATCAGAGCGGATCTACTATCCCTAAAGGATCGGTAGTCTACTTCTCAGGAGTATCTGGTAACTTACCACTATTAGCACTATCTCAGGCTAATACAGAGTTAAGCTCTACTAAGACTATCGGGATAACCGCTACTGCTATAGCTAATAATGCTAA